GCCATCGGGTGTCCAATCGTTCGGCAAAATTTCACCGATCATGTTTGCAGATTCGTTCGGGTTCGGGATGTTTTCCAAATCTTCATCGGTTGCGATTAATGGAACAACACCGTTTTCCAAATATGGTGAATCAATATCGGTCATCATGGTGTTGTTGCCGGTCCAATATCTTCAACAACAATCATTCCGTCAGCGCCGATGTAACGATTTGAGAATCCTGAACCGCGCCGATACATGGCACGAAAAGTTTGTGATCCGCTACTTGCAAAAGTTTCAACAATTGAAACAGAACCGTTTTGTGGTTTGCCAATTTCAATCCAATTTTCTGCACGAACTTTTGTTGTGCCTGAACCGTTATCGATCAAAATGTGTGCAATGCCGCTGCCGTCAGTTGCAAGAGTTCCAAGATTAAAAGTTGCACGATAAAGACGGTTCGCGACGGCACTAATAGTGATCGAGCCGTTTGTGACAGCGGTATCTGTATTGCCTGTGTTCACGTCCCACGACAAACCTGTTCGATATGCCATGCCATTAGTGCCACCGGATGTTGCAGGCATCAATCCCCACGGCATATTCCAACCGCCGCCGCGTTGCCACGCGCTGCCGTTGTAAATATAAAAACCACGATTCACATCACTTGAATTGATATAAGCAACCATGCCCGCTTCCGGTGCGGTGATCGCTGAATCACGCGCAGCGGTGGTGGCAAACACCATGATGGATTGTTCCATCAGATAGTTGTTGACATCCGATGCGGTCAATACTGAACCGGCTGTGAATGTTTTGAATCCTGAACCCATTGTGGTCCTGCTTTCTTAATCAGTAGAACAACAAGTTGTTGTCCAATTTTCCGAATGTTGAATTGTCCAAAATGAAAAAATTGGAAAAGAATGATGCGGAAATCAATCCGAACGATGTTGTCCAATCGTTTGGTGAACCTTCGTGACGGATCGAACCAATGAACGCATCGGTTTGGATTGCTGATCCCCCACCTGGAACGTTGAATTTGACAGTCACACGGTCACGCAATTTGCGACCCAACATGTCTTTCCATAAACCGTAAGGATCACCCAACGGTTTGAACGTCAACGTTGACGGACGCAATTCCGGATTCGCATATTGAGCAACCAGCGCAGTCGCAATGTCAATCGCTTTCGATTGACCATATGTTGAATCTCCCGAATATGTGGTTGGCAAAGGTAATTCCAACGCCAACGTTCTCGCACCGTAAAGACTGATCGATTCGGCATTCGAAACAATCACGGTCGTTCCCGTGATCGCATCGCCACCAGCAGCGGTCGTTGATTTCAAATTGATTCTGACGATGTTGTAAATCAAATCGTCGTCATATGTGAGTTCAACGTTCGCGAACTGTTTTCCGGAATCGGTCGTTGTGTCGAATGTCGATTGCGAAACAATTGATCGTGTTTCGGTCACGATTGAAACACGGTCATCGAAAATGATCGTGCCATCTGCGTCAACATAAATCGCACCTGATTCGGTGTCCGCCACTTCTTGCAACATTTGCAAAACAGAATTGCTGGCGTTTTGAACCGCCAACCGGTTTGAACCTTCATCGATTGAACGCAAATTGTCTGGCCACGAAATCGCATCCAAAATCGTTTTGATTCGTTGACCGGTCAAATCACCGGCGGTTCCAATCAACGGTGTTTGTTCCACGTTATTGACAACATCGGCGGAACCGGTTGATGACGTTTCGTCAACGATTGTCGCACCGCCAATCGGACCGATCGAACCGGAACCTGGGATTGGTGTCGTCACCGCAACATCGAACGTCGTGTTTGATGTGGATGTGATCGAGGTTGCCGACGGCAAACCACCAATCACGTTCGATAAAGGTTTGAACGCATCGGAACAACTGATCGTTGCTGTTGCGTCACCAACCACGCCCGAATAGTCGAACGCCCACGAATCGATGAACCCACGGAACATCGGGTAGATCACACCGTTCCATGTGGCGCGAACCACGATCGGAATGGCAGGGACCACACCGGTCACGCCCAACGTCGAGTTGTAATAGGGGCTTGATGTGTTTGATGGGTCGAAACGACGATCCAAATTCGACAACACAATTTGTGCGGTGCCAGTCGAGAATCGTTCCAGATCGTTTCGTCGTCCACGATTAATCGAAAACGAACGAACGAATTGTGAGATGTCGTAGAAAAATGCACCGTCGCCCAACGTGCCAGTGTCCAAACGGGAAACGTTCAGAATGAAACGATTCCCTGCACCGGAACCAATCACTGACGGTGCGAACAGAACTTCAATGGTTGGCATGTCGTCGGTAATCATGGCGTCAGCGTTGTCATTCCTCGCCGGTTCGCTCTCGCGATGGCGTCGATCACGATTCGTTCAATTTCGGTCGGGTTGCCTGCGACGGTGTTGATCACAACGTTGACGTTTTGACCGGCAGTCATTCCCATGACTGCGTCACGCGGAAGGATCATTTCGCCGCCTTCCAACATGGCGAGCATTTCGGATCCTGGCGGTCCAGGCACGATGCCACCTTGATGGAATTTCGGAATTCGCGGCATCGAGAAACTTCTGCCACGCAACGGCGGCGGCAACCAGTCAGGTAGTGAAAACGACAATTGACCGACCGTGTTATTCCACGCGTCAGCAATGAAATTGAATGCCGTTTTGAATGGCCATGTGATGAGGTCGAAAATTCCTGAAAATGCGTTTCCGATGCCGTCTTTGATCATTCCGAAAGTTGAGATCAAAATGTTGATTCCCGATTTGATGAAATCGAAAATCATCGAAACGCTGTTCCATGCCGATTGAATCACCGCAACAACAATGTTGAACACGGTTGTCACGACGTCTTTCACTTGGTTGAAACCAGGGATCAAGACGTTTTCGACATACCAATACAGTGTGTCCCAAATCGGTTTGATGATGTTGTTCCAAACCCATGTGACAACATTGGCAATGTCGTCGAAAACTTGTTTCGCGGTTTTGAAGAAGTTGATCCAGCCTGGGATCAAAATGTTTTCGAGATACCAGTAGATGACATCCCAAATTGGTTTGATGATGTTGTTCCAAATGAACGCGATGGTTGTCGAAATGACTGTCCATGCTTCACTTGCGACGCGTGCGAAATCTTTCATGAACGGAATCAACGATTGTTGAATCCATTCGACGATCGCACGAAAAATTGGTTGGATCGCGTTCCACGCTTGAATGGTTGTTTTTTGAATCCATTCCCATGTGGAATCGACAGCGTTGCGGAACCATTCCCAGTTGTTGTATGCGTAGATGACTCCGGCGACCAACGCTGCGATCGCTGCGATGACGGCAAGGATCGGCCAGGTCGCGGCGATAGTCGCTGCGGCGGCGGCAGTCATTTGGATTGTGTATGCACCGATCGCAACAAGGAGAACGCCACCCAACGTTGCAGCAAGCGCTTTCGCGAACGTTTCGTTTTCTTTGAACCAGTTTGTTAGTTGCTCAATTTTTGGACCCAATGTGTCCATCGCATCACCGATAGCGCCGAACACTGCGGTCGCCAACGGTTCAACAGCAACCATCAAACGGTTTTTCATGCGCGTAAATTTTTCAGCGAAATCTTCGGTGTCAGCACCGGCTTGCATGATGGTGTCGGAACCATCAACAATCGCTTTTTGCATCTCTTCGAAAGACAGTTTGCCTTCACGAATCATCGCAGCCAAACGAGGACCGGCTTTCGCGCCGAACACTTCCAATGCGATACCAGAAGCGTCAACATCGGACTTCGCGTTTTTGATTCCGTCGAACGTTTCGCGGAAAACCGTTGACGCGTCTTTGCCTGCGTTCGTGGCACTCGCCAACGTGCGTGTCAACGCTGGCATCACATCGGATGCGTCCACACCGGCTTTCGCCAATGTTGCGATGAACGCGGCGGACTGATCGAAATTCAAACCAACTTTACGCAGAACAACACCAGCGCCAGCCATCGTTTCCGCCAATGACTGCACGGAAACTCCAGACTTCTGCGAAGCGCGGAACAGAACGTTCAGTGAACGTGACTGGTCAGTGACCGTCACACCAAAGTTCTGGAACACCTTCGCCACCGACTCGACGTTCGCGCCGAGTTCGGTTCCGGTGACACGTGACAGTTCCAGCATCTGTTCAGATAGTTGCTGTAACGGTTCGCCGGTCAGGCCGAGGCGTTGGTTGAGAGTAGTGATCGCAACTGATGCGTCACCGAACGAAGCGGGGACAGCCGACACGACTGCTTTGAAATCGTTTTGTAATCCGGCGAGTGCGTCGCCTGTCGCGCCAGTTCCAGCACGAATCGAATCGAACGCTTCGTCGAACGATTGTCCGACAGCGAACAGGCCTGCGCCAGCAGCGGCGAAACCTGCACCAAGTCCGAGCGCTACCTTTCCGGCAACGTCACCGAACCTGGAAAGTTTCGACTGTGTCGACTTTGAAAAGTTGTCGAGTTCTTTTTGAGCAGCCTTCAGTCCGGCGTCACTGAATGTTGAGAGTACGTTAATGACGACAGCCATGAGCGTTTTCCTACCTAGAGAGATTGCTGAAGGATTGCTTCGTATTTCGCGACAATCGTTTTGATGTCGTCGGTGATTCGTTCCTCACCGCGCGATTCATCCCATGCACGCCAAATAAGTCGCGACGTTTTTTTCCCGCCGACGTTGCGAATGTTTTCAACGAATTGACGTCCGTTGAATCCACTGCCGTCAGATTTACTTCCGGCGAGTTCGTAGATGACACCAGCGCCGGAACGGTTCACGATTCGCCATGCGGACTGTGTCGCGTTGCCGCGTGCACGTTTCCCACCTTGACGAACTGCGATTCCTTTTTTCACTTCGGATTGATCGAATCCGATGCGTGGTCCCCATTCCGCATTGGGGTTGTCAGTCTTGCGCCAGTTACGCATCACGTTCGCTGGCACATAACCTTTCGCCAAAGTCGCTATCGGTGTGAGGTTCGATCTGATTTCTCGATCCATCGCACGACGTAACTCTGGACTGAACGCTTTCAATTCTTTTTTGAATTTCGAATAATCTTTGACAGTGACGTCAAAGTCGATTTCGTTGTAAGCGTTGCGTTTGTTGACGTTGAACATGATGACGTTTCACCGTTTCGAAGACTGCCGTGATTGTTCTTTCAACACGGCGACGATCGCCCAAAACACGTCGGGCGGTGCGGCAAGCAACTCGTTCGGTGAGATGCTGGTCGCCACAGCAACCTGGGCGACCAGCATCGTCATTGACTCTCTAAAGGGACACGTTTTTGTTCTCCCGCTTCGATGCCTTCGATCGTGTCAAGCCATTCGTCGAATGGTTTCACGACAGCACCGGCGCGGTGTGTGCCTTTCCAAGCAAGCCAAGCGAGCGCCTCATAAGACATCGCTTCACCGAAAAGTTGATTCATTCCCTTTCCGAAATGTCGCTCAGCGGCGACGATGACGGCGGGGGTGACGGTTACCTCATACGATTCACCCGTTGTCGGTTGAACCGTAAGTCGCATGAGAGCAGCCATGACTAGACCGTTGCCTTCGTGATGGTGCCGTCAACCGGCCAAGTGATTGACGCAGCGGCCAATTCGCCGACCTGCGCATCGAGCGGCATCCACTCGGTGATCAGTGCGCTCATCGTGTACGACGGATTTGCGGTGCCGGTAGCGGTGCCATTCGGTTTCACAACAACAGTCGCAGTTGAACCGATCAGCGGATACAACGTCGCTTCAACTTGCGACGCACTGAAATCCTGATAGAAGTCAAGAGCAATCGATGAGTCTTCCAAACCGGCGACGCGACGACGACCGCGGTTGCCGAAAGTGGTGGTGTCCAATTCGGCGCGTGATGTTGACAAGGTGACCTTTGAAATATGTGACGACAAATCGACGCCACCGACGGACACGTTTGCTTGAGTTACGACAATAGCCATTAGTTACTTTTCCCCTTCGGGTTGGGTTTCGGTGGCCTCGCGGCCTTTTTTGTTGATTCTGATGTGACCGGTTTCGATAAGAAACGCCACATCAAATTCGGCCAAATCCTCATCGGTGAGAATTTCGCCAGGTTCACGACCCGCTATGCGTAACGGACCGACGATCTTGTAAGTGGTGCTCATGGGTTCTCCTAAGCGTGAACAGTGACGTTGAACTCACACGACAGATACGCGGCGTCGCCCAAACTGACAGGACGCACACCAACCATTTCGGCGACGATCAGCGACTGTGCTTTTCCGCCCAATGTTTTGTCGGCTTCGATCGCAGCGCGAATCGAACCGGCTCCGTCGTAACTGATCCAAGTGTCAAGAGTTCGTTGCGATTGACGTTCACCCATACGACCGGCAACACAAGAAATGACGAACTGCCACTCGGACAGTCCACCTTTCATTGCACGGTGATAGGTGACAGATTGAAGTTGAATAACTGCGACCGGCGGATTGATTTGTTCCGGTAAATGGTCGGCGACACGCAAACCAGAAACAGTCGCGAGTCGAACACCAAGTTGAGTGTGAAGGTCAGATGCGGTGCCAGCCATTACGCCACCGTCATGATTTTGAACGGACGCAACATGCGTTCCACATCAGGATCAATTGCGCGAACAGTGATCGCACCCAAGTCGCCAAAACCGGCGACACCTAAAAGCGAATCGCCGCGTTTCACCAAACGACCGGCGAGCAGAATGCACGCAGATCGGATCGGGTTCGGAACCGACGGCCATCCCCACTTCGCAGTGACCTGCACTCCGGCAGGTGCTTGTGTGAGAGGAAACTTCCCAGGCACACTCGCACGCAAAATCGAGATCGGTAACCCTTGCGCTAAAGCGTTCAAAGGTTCCGTTTGAAAATCTGTTGAGGTGAGAGTCGACGAATATGTTCCGTCACCATTCACATCGGTTTTGACAACAAGTCCGGTAAGTGAAGAAATGTCGTCAACCATCAAAACTGAGTCGTTGATTGCAGCGTAAAGTCGCGCAGTTGCGTTCGCGTCAGCGTAAAAACGTCGACCGCAATGATTGTCAATAACTCGTGATGCTTCCTCGATGCGAAGTTCAAGCAGCGTGTCGTCAACACTGTCTGTGATTCGAAGCACGGCTTTCAATTCGCTGAGGGTGCAGTAGCCGTTGGTGATTGCCATGTCAGAGCCTCCAGGCTTGGACGTAACCATCGACTATCTGTTCGGCGTCGATGCTGTTCATAAATTCGGCGACACGCATCCCTTTGCCGACATCACCTTCGTTGTCGTCAACAGCAACAACGGAACCTTCACCTAACAGGTGAAGTGCAGTGTGAAGTTCGTTGAGATGATGTTGCGCCGACGGTGCAGGGTTTTGCCAGTCAATGTCGAATGAGTCGAGATAGAGAAGATCGATCCGGTCGACGTTCAATTTTTCGAGCATGTCAAGAGAGTCGCCAGTGACAGCAACGGTGTGTGAGAGACGCAACTGTTCGACAAGTTCCGCACCTGTGGCGTCAATGTCGATCGTCCACACTTGTCCGTCGAGACGTTCAGCGAACTCGTTCCAAACGATCGTTGACTGTCCGTCACCGGACCAGTTGCCCAATGTGCGAACTGTTCCAGTTTCAACAATCACACAATTTTTCGGAAGTGAAGCAGTGATCGTTCGGAATGCATGCTCACGTTTTCCGAGCAAGTGCCACTCGATCATCGGTTTTCCATTCGCCGATCGATCTCGTCAAGGATCGGTTTCCAGTAACGGTCAAACACGATGCGGTGGTCGTACTGCTCAGCGTGACTACGCACGTTTGCTCGTAACGTTTTGTCGCGTGCTTTGTCGTAGGCGTCGTTCAAATTGTCAACGATCGCTCCGACAACAGGCGCACCAAACCATGACTTTTGTGCTGCGTCCCAATCGGGTTGCACAGCAGTCAACCATCCGTAGTCGCCAACAAGTTCAGGTTGCGCAGTGAAATTCGAAACGATCGAAGGAACACCGCAGGCGGCAGTTTCGATCACTGGCACTCCGAAACCTTCACCGCGTGAACAGGCAAGGTTCACGTCGAACGATCCGAAAATCGTTGCGAGAATGTCAGTGCTGATTCCGCAGTAGTACGCCCACTGGTCAACCCACACGATGCGATCTTCTGGAACACCTGCCGCTTTGGTAAGAGCGAGCAGATCAATTCCGCCGTGAGCGCCTCGTTTCTCTGTGTGCAAATACAACCAGACGTCGTCGTGTTGTTGCATGAACAGTGCGAGAGCAAGCAAGTTCTCACCCCACGCTTTACGCAGCGGCGAGATGCCTTTGTTCGCTGCGACCATTCCAACAACGAATGCGTCGTCAGGAATATTCAAAATGTTTCGTCCGGTCGCTCCGTTGAATTTGCGACCAGGTGTGAACGTTTGAGTGTCGACACCGTGCGGTGCGTACATCGCATCAATGTCGGCTCGTTCAAGTTCTTTGAGTCCAAATTGCGCCATTGCAACAGGCAGCACGTTTGGACGGTTGCACCAGTCGAGCACTTCAAGTGGTGCAGGGGTGTGATCGATTGGCACCCATGATGCGATCACAGGTATCGAATCGACGTTTGAGTTTTTGTACACCCAACAGTCGAACAATGTCACGAGTGCTGTTGGGGTTTTCGTTTCGGTTTCGACGTATTTGGTGTGTGCTTCGAGGACGTCTGCCGAGTACGGGTGGTAGCCGGTTGGGAGGACTTCGATGCCTTCCCAGTTTGAGATTCCACCGGACAGTCCGTAGTTGACTGAGAGTGTGACTTTGCGGTTTTCGTTTCGGATCGCTTTCGCGAGGTGCGCGGTTTGGACTCCGTAACCGGTGCCGGTCCACGGTGCGTTGGAATGGATGACGATTCCTGTGCGCGTCCGCGTTGCATCAGTGTTTGAGCGAGCCATTCCGGCAGGTCGACTTCCGCTCCGTGTATTTGCACGAACATGATTCGCGCCTCTTTTCTTTCCCATGTTGTTTCCGCTTTCCGTTGTGTGCCGTTGTGGTGCGCGCAGGCGAGACGACCCAACGGGAAAGTCGTCTCACCTGCACGCGAATGTGAACCGAAAATTTCGGTCACGAATTGAGGGTGTGCGTCTTAGGACGCGCCGCCCTTGAAATACCAAACAGCGTTGCTGTCGGTGAGGTTGCCGTCGCCACGCCACACCACACGGAAGGTGATGAGGTCGTTCACGAAACCGACGCTGTCGTCACGTGCGAAGTCAATGCCGCGCACCTGACGGACGTAGTACGACGAAGCGTCGCCGAAGATGACTGACTTGGCGGCGGTTCCAACTGCGGGAACGTCGGGGTTTTCGTAGACGGGGAATCCGAGCAGACGATCCGGTTCGCCAGGAACCAAACCAGGTGCCCACAGGTATTGACCATCGTTGTCTTTCAACTTGCGGATCGCACCGAGTGTCGCACCGCGCATCTGGAACGATGCACCGCGACGACGGTAAGGCGACGGGCAAGCGTAGACAAGGTCAACCAAATTGTCGGCTGACGGTGCGCCAGCAACACCAGTTCCACCAGTGACGGCAGACGATGCGGCGGTGACGATACCGGTCGGTTGTACGGTGCCGGTGCCGATCGTGAGACCAGCGTTGACAGCGGTGCCCATGCCGATAGCTGCTTGACGTGCAACGAAGTCCAACAAGTTGATTCCGCTGTCTTCGACAACTTCACGTGAAAGTTGGAAGGTGGCGGCGTACTTAAACGCTCCGAGCGTTACGAACGCAGCGAACGTCGGATCGCTTTCGTCGATTGCTGAACCTTCAGCCTCGATCGCCGGTGATGTGTACGTGGCGGTCCGAGGAATTTGCAAGTTTTCGCCAGAGTCAGTTGTCAACATCGTGATGACGTTGCTGTCCAACATTGGGCCTTGCACAACAAGGTGCTCGACGAGTGTGTTGTAGAACGAGGTCGGAACCGGAGCACCGGTGCTGGCCTTGGTCACGTCACGCTTGTCGAATGAGAACGAACGACGTTCACCCATTGCGATTTCGCGAATGATGTCAGCGTCGGTCTTTTCGGCGGCGGCAGGTGCGGAACGCAGACCGAGGTCAGCGGGGACACCAGCAGCAGCACGCGCTTCAGCGATTGCACGGTCACGAGCCTCAGCGTCGAGGACAGCCTTGCGGCGTGCATCCATCGCGTCGAGATCTTCGTTCATGCGTGTGAATTGTTCGGCTTCTTCGCCGGACAGGTCGCGTCCCTCAGCAGCGGCGTGATCGAGGAGGCTCTTTGCCTGCTCCCAGGTACGCGCACGCTGTTCGGTAAGACGCTCAATGAGTTCGTCACTCATAGTTGTCTCCTAACAGGATTGAAGTTTTGGTTGTAAGTGGGAAGCAGGTGGTGGTCGAGGGTGGTGGCAGTTGCGCTAACTGCTCCGGACCTGACTCCGGACTGCTGATCTCGACTTAACGCTTCGCGTTAAGTTCAAGAATGCGAGCAGCCAACGCGACCGGAAGACTCCGCTCATCGTTCGACTGTTCAACATCGACGACCGTTTCGTCGTCGACGACCATGTCTGCCTCATCATCGGTCGAACGCAACTGCGCCGAATCCGTTTCGGGATAGGCAGGGAAACCGGTCACTGGTGAAACCTCATGCAAAATGATTTCGCGTAGTTCACGAGACGAACCGTCTGCGCTCCACACGTCACCACCGCGAGGAATTGAGAAACCGAAAGAGAAAGAGTGCACCAAACCGGACGCAACATTTGTCGCCAAATCCTGCGCATACGAAGTCGGAGGAAGTTCAATGTCGACTTTCAAACCTCGCTCGTCGGTGTCGAGAATCAACGAACCGTTTTTTGTTGAACCAATAGGCAGGTTCGTGTCGTGATTTACAAACGCACGAATTTCTCGACCGCTGCGCAATGTTCGATCGAACGCGTTCGGTGCGATCGTTTCGACAAACGCACCGCCGTCGCGTCGAGGCAACGGTTCGCTTTCCGAGTTGAAAACTGCCGCGTAGCCTTGCAGGCGTGTCGGACCTTCACCATCGTCAATAAATCGAAGTTCTGAAACTTCAAAACTGCGAAACTCAACTTCACGGCCACCGATGCGACGCGCTTCAATGTCTGGAGCCGTGTAACGGACCGGAACCGGTTCAACGTCAGTTTCAATTTGTGGTTGTTCGTCGGTGATCATTTGTGACCTTTCGCTTGCAAGGATGCGGGAAGCCCATGACCGTGCAGGGTCTCCGCCCCACAACGCCCATGCGATCCGTCCGTTCGACGGGTAGCCAGGTTCACCTGGCCGGAATCCTTCGCCCTGCTTGTCGACTTCATGTCGTGCGAAGTAACTGTTCATTCTGCGAACCGTGTCGAGCGACAGGTTCACACCGTTGGAAATATCTCGCGCTCTCGCGATGCCAACTTCGGTGCCGCCGCGACCAAATTCGCGACGCCACGCAAGTCCACGTTCCGCTTCGTTTCGAGCGCCTTCAGGAGCGACCGGCATCGATCACACTCCAGGTTCAGCGTCAACACCAACCGGTGCAGGATCAATACCAGGACCGGCCATTGGAGCGCCAGGTAACGCCATAACAAAATCGTCGCCACCAGGGTAAGGCTCAAGGTTTTCCGATTGACGCGCTTCGTTCGGAGTGAGAATGCCAGACATGATCGCGGTTTGATATGCGCGATAACGATTGATCGTGTCAGCCCTTAAGAAATACGAAGTGTCGAAAACGATGCGACGCGGTTGAGGCATCAACGATGACAATGCAACCTCGATGCGACGCAGCCACGGAAGCAGCGTGTACGTCACAAAGTGCATGCCTGCACTCTCATTGTTTTGATATGTCTGTGAATCTCCACGCGCACCGATCATGTATGCAGGCACACGGAAGATGCGTGCGATCTGCGCGATTTGTTGCTCACGCGTTTCGTTCATTTCAGAATCAGCAGCCGAAACCTGAATCGGTTTCCATTTGATTCCGTTCGTTAAAACAGCGGGACGGCGACGACGATTGTTTTGCGTCTGCCACGTTTCCTGCAACACCTTCGCCTGTTCGACAGTTAAATCACCGTCAACTTCCAACACCGATGACGGTGTCGCACCCTGACCATAAAACTGTGACAGATGACGTTCCATCGCCAACGCCAAACCAATCGACGTTTTCTGCATCTCCAAAGGAGAAATGCCAACAAGCGACTGAGGTGGAGTCCACCAGCGAATGTGCAACATGTTGTCCTCAGCGACCGGCACACCGTTCGTCGTGTAATAACGACGACCATTCACAGCAGTGACCTGCACATTCTGAGGATGCAAAGGCGTCAACGCCAACACAACACCAGTGTTCGGATCGCGATCAATGTAATTGTACGAATTGCCATGCAACGCCAACGACGACACCATCTGATGAAACAACTCATACGTCGTCGTCTCAGGTGTGTCACGCAACCACGACGGCATCGCAACCGACTCTGTCCGGCTTCCAACCTCACGAATCGCGCGAGCAGGCAACACAGCAACCGAATCAGCCAACAACGCAACACACGCCAAAACAGGAGTGACCTGCAACGCGTTCGATTCGTTAATCGGCTCGCCGGAATAGTTAACGCCAGGAACCCAATTTGAAATGCGGACGCGCTCAATACCGGCAGCGCGTTTCGAGAAAATGCTCATCGGTCAGCCACCAAATAAGAAGCGAGGATTGTCAACACACCGGCGACAATCAATGCGAGCGGAATAGAAACAAGAGCACAACCAACAACGATCGCGACAGCGCCAGCGAACTCAGCAACAGTCGTCAAAAAGTCAGCCATCAGTCATGCTCCACGGGTCAAGAATTTGAGGGACAGCAGGAACCGACTCAGGGTTCATATGCCAAAACAAAGCGAGCGTCGACGCAACCAACGGAGACACATCAATCGTTGTGTCCCGACGCGCCCACGCCCACGAATCACCAAGAATGCGTTTCTTCGCACCGGCGACCGCAGTGTTCAACGGCACCTGATTCAGATGCCGCAACTGACCTGACACAGCCAGATCAAAAAACTTTCCGCAACCAGCAGAAACTTCACGAGGACGAACCTCAACAATTTTCAAACCGGCAGCACGCAAATCGCCAATCAACGAATTCGCACCAGACACCGGATCGAGCACAATCGACTTGTAACGTCGCGCACGATCGTTCTCACGAAACCAATCCAACACCCACGAAGTACCAGGACGGTTCGCGATCACCTCAACATGAGCGACACCATCACGACGTTTCCCAGCAGCACAAATCGACGTCATCGACCTGTTCGGAGTGACATCAATCGCGATCGTCGGCTGATCAACAATTTGCGAACCATCATCAACACACGCAAGCCACTGACTTTCCGTGATCACCTGCCACGGAGCAGACGCATCCTTCGACTGGCGTTGATTAAGGAACGCACGACGAAACTCAGATTCGCTCATACTTTCAAAGTTGTACCGAATCGTTTCCGCAGTGACCGTATGCCCAAGCGCAGGCATACACGACCACCAAGTTGCCTCATCGCCAGGATCAGCATCCTCAGGCGCAGACCACTCAAAAAACGCAATCGACGACGTCTCACCAGCAGCAGCACGCAACCGGCCAGCATCAACCTTTTCGTTCAAATACACCGACTCGTCAGTGCCCATCGTCGACACAACCCACAACTGAGGTTGCGGACGCGTCACCATCGCAGGTTTCTGCGACTGCTCAATACGAGCATCCTTCTGAGCGAACGCCTCATCAATGATCGAACAGTCAGACTGACCGCCATGACCAGACGACTCCGTTGACGCAAGCAAACCCCAAATGGAACCGTTCGCCCAACGGATCGCCTCCGAACCATTCGTTTTGCGAACAGTGAAAAGCGAAGAAAAAGGCGACTGCTCAAGAACAGGAAGATGATCGTCTTCCCACTTAAGACGCGCATCTTTACCAGACTGCGCAGTGTAAAAAACTCGCTGATTGTTACCCATCGCTAAACAACGATGAGTCATGATCGACAACGTCAACGTCGTCTTCCCAGACTGACGAGGAACCGTCAACACAACCTCGCGATAAACAAGACGACCAGTTGACGGATCAATCTCAAAAGCAATGTCAGCGACATGCCGTTGCCACGGCATGAAAGGCTGACCTAGCGCAGCACTAATCTGCGCGAGTTTCCCACCGAGCGTTGGTCGATCCGTCCGAGGTGTCGACCATCGGGGAGGACAGGTCAGCGATGAGCCTATTGAGTTCGTCGTTGTTCCCGTCATCACGACCTTCTAGTTCTGCAAGCGTCGCACGCAACTCACGAGACACAGCAGCAGTCGCCATGCCAGCATCGTTGTCAAGTGCTTTCGCCAAAGTGATCGCAAGACGACCACGAGCGTCGTCAGTGTCGGAAACTTCCAACACCTTCAAATGAGAACGCACAGCCTTCTCATTAGGTCCATACGCACGACTCGTCTTCGTCGCTGCTTTCTTCGTAGCCATATGTTCCTCACATCGGAAGAGTCGCAAGCCAGTCGTCAAGATCAGCGAACGTGCCCACCGAGTGTCGATAGCGTCGACCAGTGACCGTGATGTAACGACCTGAGCCGTACACTTCGATCCCTTTGGTGCGACGACCTTTTGTGACGTCACCAAATCCCCAAATGTGCAATCCGGTTCCAGATGGTGAAACCTCGACATATGTCGCAGGGACACTTTCGAGAACAGGAATCGCCCAGGCATGCAATCGGCCACGACTGTCAAGACAGCCGTCGAGATCAACGCACACGATGCGATCGTCTGATGACAGCACAAAGCCGACACCGACACCGACATTCGACGCGACGACTGACGCATAGTCAGTCCATGTCGCAGGATCGGTTGAACTCGCTGCACAGTTTTCGATCGTCTTCGGAACTTTTTCCGCAGACCATCGAACCCAGCGAGCGATGTCGCGCAACACCTTCGGAGGTGAAGAGCGGTGTGATGCGACGCGACATTTTGTTGAACAGAACTGCGAGTCGCCTCGGTGTGTTGGTGCGATTCGTTGGTTGCAGTGTGAGCACTTCACGTAAACAGTCTAGGTGTGTAACGGATACAGCGCAACTACCAGCGAAAATGTGCACAAATTTTTTGGTCCGCATCAGTTCGCGTCTCACGCAACGAAACAAGCGATACCTTTTCGCTTGTCATCGCAAAAACCAGCAGGCCAACACAACGCAACCTCAGCGAACTGACGACCAAACTCTCCCCCGATGCTCTATGGGGGAGAAAAGAAAAAGGGATGCGAGGGTAGACTTTTCCGCCCTCAAAAAAAACACTCCGGTAGGGGGGTGCACTCACCACACCCGAGAGTTCGGAATAGGTCGCACACCATCACTCAGTTTGTTTCCTCGCGACGAGTTGCACTTCAGGTGCGCAGGACGAAGGTTCTCCAGCGTCTCACCCAGTTCAGGTGCGATCGACAGTGGGATGACATGGTCGACAGTGTTTGCACCTGTCTGACCGCACAACCAACAAACGTCGGATTGTTTGAGTACCTGTGCTCTTAGTCGACGAAATGTTCGTGATGTTCGTCCGTGGCCTGAGCGACTCATTGGTTTGTCTTTACGCAATGAAAAAGATTCGTGCGTTTGTGCGCACGAATCTGACAGTGACATATGGTCTCATTGTTTTGTAACAATGCGGGGAACCTGCCTTGTGTTTTCTGCTTTTTTTGTGTGCCATTTGTGCCCACTGTCATTGTTTGATTGCGGTGTTGCGTCGTCGTTCCCACATCCAGTCGTGTCGGTCTCCGTTGTTGTTTTGTGTCCATCGTTGCCAGTGCATGCGGCATGCGTTGCACAGTCCGGCGCGTAGCCGTTCTGGTTTGGTGATGTGCGTTCCGCATGCTTCGCAGTCTGTTCCGTTGGTGTTGTTTGCGGTGTCGGTGTGGTTGGTCCAGTTGGTGAGGATGAGGTTGAGTCGGATTGAGTCTGCGTTCATTCGTTGGATGAGTTTGGTGAGTTCGTTTTGGTCTTTGGTGACGGGGTCGGTGAGGTGTCGGTCGAGTCCTGGTGGGGTGCCGTCGTCGTTGAGTTGGGGTCCGTTGCCGGTTCCTCCGCTGGTTGGGTAGCCAGGTAGTGCGTGGCGGATGTTGGTGAGTGCGGTGGGGAGGAGTTTTGTGTTGGTGAGGGTTCGGTGGATGGTGTCGTTGAGTTGGGTGGTGAGGGTGCGTGTGGTGTTCATGGTGGTTCCTTTAGTTTCCGAAGAGGTCGAGAGGGTTGTTGGTTTGGATGGTGTTTGTGTCGTGGTTTTGTTGGTGCGACGAGTGCGTCCTTTTAATAGGACGCACGCGACGTCGCGCACTCGCTTCGGTCCGCGACGTTTTGTCTGTTTCGCGCGACGCCTTATTTCCCTTGGTCGCGACGTCCGCGACGCTTTCGGTGTGCATCGCGACGTCGCGGTGTGGCGTCGCGGTGGTGTTTGGCCGCGACGTCGCGCTTGTGCGCTTGTGAATTTGCTGGCCGCTGTTGCGGATGGTGGCTATTTCGAGGGGGTCGATTTTGCGGTCTCGGTCTTTGATCATCTTCAGTGCCTGTCGTGTTCGTTTGACGGTGAGGTCGAGTCCGGCGTTTTTGACTTTGTCGCTGGCAGTTTTTTGTGAGTCGTTTGCGGTGACTCCGATTCGTTCAAGTTCTTTCATGTCGAACGCTGTTCCGTCTGGGTAGCGGGTGTCTTGGTCGTCGATTCGGTAGTCGGTGTGTGTGTCGGTGTCGTGCCGTGTGATTTTCACGCTTTCGGGTACCCATGAGATGCGTGAGTGTGTGCGTGTGAGGGTGATCCCTGAGCCTGTGGTGGTGTCTGTGCGTTGCAGTTTCCAGACGAGGTCGACGTCGTCGTTTTTGGCGGATGAGCCTCGTTGGCCTTTGTTGACGTCTTTGCCGGAGTGGTCGGTTCGTAGGTAGGTGACGCCGCGTGCTTTGAGTGTGAGGCCGGTGTGTCGGTAGAAGGCGCGGACGGTGTCGGCGGAGTCTTCGTCGCCTTCAACTGCTCGTCCGAATGTGTCGACGATGACGAGTTGTGCGTCGGTTTCGTCGACGAGTGTGAGTACTGCGCGTGCTCCTTCGATGCTGTCGAGTGGTGGCAGTGAGGGCAGTAGTGCGTAGTGGAGGTGGTTGAGGTTGTCGTCTGGGGTGTAGCCGAGTTCGGTGAGTCGTTCGTACAGGTCGGCTTGTGTCATTTCGTAGTCGAGGTAGAGGACGTTGACTGGTTGGACGGGTTTGAGTCCGAGGATGGGTTTGCCTGCGGCGATGGCTGCTGCGATGGCGAGCACGACGGTTGATTTGCCTGCTTTGGCTGGTGCGAACAGTGAGATTGCTCTGCCGTTTGGGATGATGGGGTAGGCGAGCCAGTCTTCGTCTGTGTGGTCGTTGTTCCAGAATTGGTCCCAGTTGATGAGGTGTGCGAGTTCGGTGCGGTTGATTGTTGGTTCGTCGTGGTGGTGTTGGTGTGGTGTCGGTTCGATTGTTGGGAGTTGGTTGAGGAATTGTTCGATGGGTTGGTAGTCGAGTTCGCGTAGGTGTCGTGCTGCTGCGCTGCGGTCGCCGCCATGATGTCGGTTGGCGTAGTAGCCGAAGCGTGAGTAGGTGCCTGGTGGGAGCCAGTCAATGGAGGTGGTGAACACGGTGAGTGCGTCGCGGCCTTGGTGTCCGACGGTTGCGGATGTTCCGTCGCGTGGGTCTTTTCCTGGTCGCACCCAGTAGTGTTCGCCGGTTGTGTCTTGGCCTGTGTAGGTCCATCCGTCGGCGGTGAGTAGGTCGAACCAGTTGGTGCGTTGGTTGTAGTTGGCGGCGGCGGAGTAGGTGTCGTCGTTGTCGGTGTGGTCGGTGGTGGTTTGTGTTGGTGTGGGGGTGGTGTCGGCGAGGAGGTTGAGTAGCCAGTTGGGTGGTTCGGGGATTGGCATGTCGTCGGAGCCGTCGAGCCATTGGTAGGTGTTGCCGTTGGGGTGGATGGTTGGTGCGGCGACGACTTGTCCGCCTTCGCCTCGTATGTCGATGCCGTGTCCTAGTTTTTTTCCGGCGTCGTTGCGGATTGTTATTCCTGGCGGGTTGGTGAGGAAGATGTGAAGTCCGCCTGATCCGGTGAGTGCGCGTGGTCCGGCTGGGAGTGGGCTGTGTTGTTGTTCGAGTTGTTCGATGGTGTGGTAGCCGTCTTTTTGGTCGTTGAGGTCGATGTCGATGACGAACAGTCCGGATTCTTCGCCGGTTGCGATGCCGACTCCGTGGTTGCGGTAGGGGCCGGTCCACCATTGTGTGATGGTGTCGGGGTTGGTGGTTGCTGCGGTTTGCCAGGCGGCGATGGGTGGCCGTTTTTCTCCTGGTTTGATTGGTATGACTCGCCATCCCCGTTCGGCGTAGGTGAGCGCATGGTTGAGTGTTTCGTTCAT